GAAGATAAGGTTACAATAGATCATCTATTAAATAACCCAAATAATGAATACGACCCTACTAGGTTTGTAAAATTATATAACGAAGACTTGTTAGGTAAGACTTTACTTAGTCCTCAAATATGGTTAAGTGAAACTTTTGCAAAATTAACACAGTATAAGTTGAAAGATCAAGAATAGTTTACTACATTAAAGAATAAAGAGAATTAGTTATGGCAGTTTTAAATCAGTTGAATCAATACGGAGTAGGCTTTCAGGTAAAGGTGATGTCAAGCTTACTAAAGCATAAAGAATTTTTACAGAACATACACGACATATTAGAAGAGGAGTATTTTGATAATCCAGCACATAAATGGATTGTAGAAGAGATTTTAAAATACCATTACAAATATCATACTACACCTTCTTTAGACGCATTACAGGTAGAGGTTAAAAAAATTGATAACGAGGTATTAAAAGTATCTGTTATCGAGCAATTAAAAGAAGCTTATAAAGCATCTAACGAAGATCAGGAGTATGTAGAGCAGGAGTTTGCTAACTTCTGTAAGAACCAGCAGTTAAAGAAAGCATTATTATCTTCAGTTGATTTATTAGAGAAAGGACAATACGACGATATTAGATACTTAATCGATTCAGCATTAAAAGCTGGTATGGATAAAAATCTAGGTCACGAGTATGAAAAAGATACTGAAACTCGTTATAGAGCAGAAGATAGAAATCCTATACCAACACCTTGGCCTCATGTTAATGACTTGTTACAGGGAGGATTAGGAGCTGGTGATGTAGGAATTATTTTCGGTAATCCAGGTGGGGGTAAGAGTTGGATGTTAACTGCATTAGGTGCTATGCCTGTATCATTAGGCTATACTGTAGTCCACTATACTTTAGAATTATCAGAAGGATATATGGGTAGAAGATACGATGCTACTTTTACAGGTCTTAAAGTACAGGAATTAGGTTTACATAGACAGGAAGTTAATGAGATGATTGAGAAGCTTAAAGGTAAGTTAATTATTAAAGAATTTTCAATGGGTAAAGCATCTATAGCAAGTATAGAATCTCATATTCAGAAAATGACTGACCTTGGAACTCGACCAGATTTAGTTATTATCGATTACGTAGATTTATTAAAATCTAAACGTAAATCTATTGACAGAAAAGATGAAATTGATGATATCTATATCTCTACTAAGGCTTTAGCAAGAGACTTGAAACTTCCAATTTGGACTGTATCTCAAGTAAATAGAGCAGGAGCAAAAGATGATGTAATTGAAGGAGATAAAGCAGCAGGTTCATATAATAAAGTTATGATTGCGGATTTTGCAATGTCTTTATCAAGAAAGCGTTTAGATAAGATGAACGGTACTGGAAGAGCACATATTATGAAGAATCGATATGGCGGTGATGGAATGACCTATCCAATGAAAATTAACACTGAAAACGGTAATATAGAAATTTTAAATAGAGAGATGGAAGAGGGGGAATTTACGGTAGAAAATGGTACTCAAGGACCTAAGGCTCCGACTACTAATTTTAGTGCAGAAGAAAGAAATTATTTACAGCAAAGATTCTTTGAATTAGGGAAATAACGCTATTTATTACTACAAAAGGTATTTTATATGAGTTTAACTACATTATACAACGAAAAAAAGACAGCATTTGCACCTCCTGTAAATCAAGAAACTTATAATGAGTTTGTATTTGAGATGGAGAAAAATGGCACTAATGATTTGGTAGAGAGAGATATGGTAGATCCTACTTTTAGACCTCCTGCTGCTGGAACCTCATACCTTGAGACAGTCTTTCAAGACGGTCTAAACAAAAACCTGTAAATTTAACTAAGTAAGTTATAGACTTAACGGTGGTGTTAAAACCCCGAATGAAAAACGTATCTTTAAAATTATAAAAAACGACGAAAAAATGGACATTTCACAGAGCATTTTAAGTGACATTACGGTATATATGAAATATGCCAAATTTAATCCCGAAGTACAGAGAAGGGAGACATGGAAAGAGTTAGTAGATAGAAATAAAGCAATGCACTTAAAGAAATTTCCGAAGTTACAAGAAGAGATTGAGAATGCTTATCAGTATGTTTATGAGAGAAAAGCATTACCTTCAATGCGCTCTATGCAATTTGCAGGTAAACCCATCGAAATCAGTCCTAACCGTATCTACAACTGCGCTTATCTTCCAATTGATGATTGGAGAGCCTTTGGAGAAACGATGTTCTTATTATTAGGCGGTACTGGGGTTGGTTATTCAGTACAGAAGCATCACGTTGAGCAATTACCTGAAATTAGAAAACCAGATCCAAAGAAAACTAGACGTTTTTTAATTGGCGATTCTATTGAAGGATGGGCTGACGCAGTAAAGGTGTTAGTTAGATCTTATTTTGAAGGTGGATCATCTCCAGCATTTGACTTTTCAGATATTAGAGCTAAGGGAGCTGCTTTAATTACTACAGGCGGTAAAGCACCTGGACCTCAACCATTAAAAGAATGTTTAATTAAGATACAAGGTATTTTAGATAGCAAAGAAAACAACGACAAATTAGCTTCTATTGAAGTACACGATATAGTTTGCCATATTGCAGATGCAGTATTAACAGGCGGTATTAGAAGAGCAGCTTTAATCAGCCTCTTTAGTGCGGATGACGATGATATGATTTCAGCTAAGTCAGGCGCATGGTGGGAACTTAACCCACAACGCGGAAGAGCTAATAATTCAGCAGTATTACTAAGAAATAAAGTAACTGAAGAGTTTTTCTTCGGCTTGTGGGACAAAATTAAGGCAAGTGGTGCTGGGGAACCTGGCGTTTACTTATCTAACGATAAAGATTGGGGAACTAATCCTTGTTGTGAAATTGCTTTACGTCCTTTCCAGTTTTGTAACTTATGTGAAGTAAATGTTTCTGATGTCGTAGATCAAGATGATTTAAATGCAAGAGTTAAAGCTGCTGCATTTATTGGTACCCTACAAGCATCTTATACTAGCTTCCATTACTTACGTCCAGTATGGCAAAGAACAACTGAAAAAGATGGTCTAATAGGCGTTGGTATGACAGGTATTGGTTCTGGTGCAGCTCAAAAATTAGATTTAAAAGTAGCAGCTAAAATTACTAAAGAAGAAAACGAAAGAGTTGCTAAATTATTAGGTATAAATGCAGCTGCTAGATGTACTACAATTAAACCTTCTGGTACTTCGTCTTTAACTTTAGGTACTTCTTCAGGTATTCACGCTTGGCATAACGATTATTACATCCGTAGAATTAGAGTAGGTAAGAACGAAGCAATTTACTCTCACCTAGCTATTAATCACCCAGAATTAATTGAAGACGAATATTTCCGCCCTCACGATACTGCAGTAATCTCAGTACCGCAAAAAGCACCAGCAGGATCTATTTTTAGAACCGAGTCTGCTTTAGAGTTATTAGAGAGAGTTAAATTCTTCTATCAGAACTGGATTAAACCAGGTCATAGATCAGGACAAAATACTCACAATATTTCAGCTACAGTATCTATTAAAGAAGATGAATGGGAAGCAGTAGGAAAATGGATGTGGGAGAATAGAAAATTCTATAATGGATTATCAGTATTACCTTATAACGGTGGAACTTATATTCAAGCACCTTTTGAGGACTGTACGGAAGAGAAGTACGAAGAGATGATTCAACATTTACATAATGTAGATTTATCTAAAGTAGTAGAGTTTAACGACAATACTAACTTAATGGGAGAAGCTGCTTGCGCAGGTGGTGCTTGTGAAATAGTATAAATTTATGGGGGAAGATAACCATTTTAGAAACATAGGTACACAAGAAGTACTACACTATTACTTAGAGGAAGAGCGTGTAATTTTCACACCTCTCTTCCTCTATCAAAGAGGTCAATGTTGCGGGAATGGATGTAGGCATTGTCCATATACTCCTAAAGCAAAAAGAGGAAACCAAATACTTGATGAAAAATTTGGTCATCTGAGAGAAAATACTTAATTTTATAAAAATACAGTTATGAGTACATTTCAATCAACAAAATTATACGACGGCTTTAGCACCGTCTTTCGTCAATGGGCTGCAGAAGGAACGCATTGTAGATTTTTACATGGCTACGATATCGAGTTTAGAGTAACTTTTGAAGGAGAGTTAGATCATAGAAACTGGGTATGGGACTTTGGCGGTATGAAAAGAGCTAAAGGTAATATCGATGGTATGAATCCAAAAGCATGGATGGACTTCATGTTCGACCATACTACAGTATTAGCACCAGACGATCCTGAATTAGAGATCTTTAAAGAACTAGACAAGAAAGAAGTAGTTCAGTTGAGGATACTTGAAGGTCCAGTAGGTGCAGAACAATTTGCAAAGTATATCTACGGTAAAATTAACACCTTCGTACAAGAAGAAACGAAAGGGCGCGTTAAGGTTTTAAAAGTAGAATTCTTTGAGAATAAAAGAAATTCAGCAATTTATATAGGCTAATGGATAAGAAATTTAAAAAGAACCAAGAAAAGTCTCGACGTAAAATGCTTATCGAAGAGTATAGAGAAGAAAATCCTTATATTCCTACTGATGAAGAAATACTTGAAAATAATAGCTACTGGGATATTGACTACCTGGAAGAAGCTAATGCTAAAACTAATAAAGCTATTAAGTACTGGCAAGAAAGGTATGCTAATGCATCCAGTAATATGGGAAAGTGGTACTGTCAAATACGAATTGATAGGTTAAGAAAGAAGCTACATCACTATGTAGATAAAAAATAATTTAATCACAATAAAACATGGAGGAAACTATGAAATGTTTAAAGAGTTCTAAGACCGGAGAAATAATTCGAGTAACAAATGAAAAAGCTGATCAAGCTACTAGAGAATGGGGCTTTATTCCGAAGTCTGAATGGAAAGTAGCTACTAAAAGAGTAACAGTAAAAACTGTAGTAGAAATGCAAGAGCCAGTAACTGAAACTATTTCAGAAAGACAATTAAAACGTAAAAAGTAATGAGTAAGATAGATCCAAATAAGTTACTTATCTCGAGTGACTTCTATACAGTACAAGGTGAAGGAATTTCATCTGGTATTCCAGCATACTTCGTTCGTTTAGGTATTTGTAACTTAACGTGTGGTATGAGTAGAGCATTTACTAATCAATTAGAAAAAGAACAAAAGTTAGAAGACGGAGAAATATTCGAAGGTGATTTAGTTAAAGAAGGTAAAGCAACATGGACTTGTGATTCTACATCTCAGTGGTTATGGAGAGGTGAAGATAAAGAATTTGATTATTTAATTAATCGTTGGAAAGGAGAAGGTGTATATGAAGATATTAAAAACGGTTTAGTTCATATTATTTGGACTGGTGGTGAGCCAACAATTAAAGGTCATCAAGAAGCAATTGTTAACTTTACCAATCATTGGATGTCAAGATATCTTGATAGAAATGATGTTTATCCATTTTATGAAATAGAAACTAACGGTACTATAGTAATAGATGTTAAGTTATTTAATATGTTAGATCAAATTAACTGTTCACCTAAATTATCTAATTCAGGTATGACTGAGAAACAGCGTATTGTACCAGAAGCAATTGAACGTATTAAACAACATAAGAACTATCAATTTAAGTTTGTTATTAGTAGTGAAGACGATGTTAAAGAGATCTTTAGAGATTTTGTAGAACCGTTTAATATACCTTTAAAGAACGTAGTCTGTATGCCGGGTTTAGATGATGCTGCTAACTTTGAAGAGAGAACTCGATTTGTAATGGAGATGGCTAAGAAATATCGTTTCCGCGGTTTAACTAGATTGCATATTGCAGCTTGGAATAAAACTTTAAATGTATAATATGAGTACTACCGCAGAGGAGTATTACCAAGCCTTAGGTGCAGCAGCAGGTACTCTATTCTACTTAAACCGTAAAAACGGTTCGACAGAAGAGTATATTTTAGAACCTTTACTTGTTGATACTAAGAATAAAGATCTAACTATTAAAGCATTACAGAGAGTAATGGATAACCCTAACTTTATTGGATTTCCAGGTACAAAAGAATTTACTAATTTTGTAAATGAAGTTGTTGAAACGAATAAAAAATAATACCTTTACTTAATGACAGTTACACTTACACAAGAACACTTGTATTTAGGTATTATAATAATACTTGCAGGATTACAGATTTACCAGTTTAGACTTATTAAGAAGCTAGAAAAAGAGTGCGATGATATTTGGGCACAGCTAGGTACTTTAGTCGGTAATATAACAAGCCAAATACTTTCTTTACAAAAAGACCTTAACGGTAAAGAAGATAAAAAATAATTCGGTTATAGAGCTAATCGATCTACAAAATAATACGCTCTAAATTTAACAATTTTTAAACATGAAAAAACAAGCAGTTTTATCATTATCAGGTGGGATGGATTCTTCCTCTCTTTTGTTACACCTATTAGCTAATGGCTATGAAGTAACAGCATTAGGTTTTGATTACGGTCAAAAGCACAAAGTAGAATTAGAGCGTGCTAAATCATTAGTTGAGTACATTAACAATGGTTATGATTCGGAAGCAGAAAATATAACATATCACAAAGTAAAGTATCAAGTTATTAAATTAGACGGGTTACAGCAATTATTAAACTCAACTCTAGTAACAGGTGGTGCAGATGTACCAGAAGGACATTACGAGCAAGACAATATGAAAGCAACTGTTGTACCTAATCGTAATAAAATATTTTCATCTTTAATTCAAGCAGCAGCATTATCGATTGCTACTAATAATATTGGAGATGATTGTACTGTAGGACAGCCTATAGCTATTGCAATGGGTATTCACGCAGGTGATCATGCTATCTATCCTGACTGTCGTCAAGAATTTAGAGATGCTGATTTCGAAGCATTTAAAATAGGTAACTGGGATACTGACTTAGTATCAGTTTATACTCCTTACTTAGAAGTAAATAAATTTGAGATATTAGAAGACGGTTTAAGAGCATGTGAGGCGTTAGGTCTTGATTTTGATGAAGTATATAAGCGTACAAATACATCTTATAAACCAATTTTTATTCAGTCGTGGGAGGGAGATTTAAGCAGTGGGTTATTTAGCTCAGAAGTAGAACTCGTAGGAAAGTGGTATTCTGATTACAAATCAGCAGCATCAGTAGAGCGTATTGAAGCATTCATTAAATTAGGACGTCCTGATCCTGTAGCATATGCTGACGAAACAGGACCAGTAACATGGGAAGTAGCTAAAGAAGCAGTAGAAAAAGTATTATCAGAATATAAAAAATAAATTATGCCTTTAATTTCACACGAAATACCGAAAGCTTTATTTGACCGTCATGATGAGGTAAGCGATTACCCTTATGTACTAGGTCATTTATTAAGCCTGGATACAGAATATGCTGACTTTTATAAAGAAAAGCTTAAAGCAGCCGATTACTCTATATTAGATAATTCAGCATTTGAATTAGGCAGATCTATACCAATGGAAGAACTTTATGAGTTGGGTAAGGAATATAAACCTACCCATCTCGTACTTCCTGATGTAGTTAATAACCATAAGCAAACTTTAGATAATGCAAAAGAGTATTTAGCAAACTTTAAAGTAGAAGGACAAAAATATATTGGTGTATGTCAAGGCGATACTTTTGAAGAAATTGCTGATTGTATAGATTACTACTTAACTGAGAGAGTAGATATTATTGCATTACCTTTCGATTTAATTGAAAAATCAGATTATGTAACAGTAAGATTTAGATTCTTAAATTGGTGGTATGAGAATAGATTCAATATGGGGATTGGATTACCTAAGTTTCATTTATTAGGCTGTCAAAATCCAGTAGAGTTTATTTTAATTAATAGTCTTCATATTGCTCTCAGAGGATTAGTATACTCATTAGATACTAGCTCACCTGTTATTAACGGTTGGGCAGGTAATGAATTAGGTCCTCATGGTTTAATTCAACCTAAACCAAAAGCTAAATTAGCAGATAATTTAGATATTGAGTTAACAAAAGAACAGACAGATCTTATTTTTAAAAATATAAAAACATTCCGCAATTATGTCAGCAAGTAATATGTCAGAGGTAGCTGCTAAAACTTTAGGTTCAGCTAACTCATATGCAGTCTATACAGACACCTTTGATCCTAGCCAATTAAATCCTATGCCAAGAGCATTAGCTCGTGGTGATTGGAATATTAAAGGAGATGAATTTGTAGGCTACGATACGTGGCATTGTCATGAAGCAACCTTTTTATTAGATAATGGATTACCTATCGCAGGTACGTTAAAAATAATATGCCCTGCTGATTCAGAATTTATGGTAGAGTCTAAATCATTTAAATTATACCTCAATACATTTGATATGTGTAAGATGGGCGATAAGATTCATGATGCTATTGAAAATTATGAGAATCAAGTAAAGAAAGATATTAGCGAGTGTATTGGTAAAGAGGTAGAAGTATCATTCTTTAGAGAGGGTGAACAAGTATTATTTGAAGGTGATCCAGGAGATGGATACTACGATCTGTTTCGCTTATTAGGAAATAAGAAATTAGAAGAATTAGAGATTACAGATTACTCTGGTAAAGAGAGTCATTTTAATATTATTCCTGCCGAAACATCTGATGACGTATCTGTAATGACTGGTATCTTAAGATCAAGATGTAGACATACAAAGCAAAAAGATACAGGCGCTGCTTACTTCCATATTACTACTAGAAAAGGCAGAGTGGATTTAGAAGGTTTATTAAAAGAAGTAATTGCATTACGTGAAGTAAACGAGTTCCATGAGTTCTGCAGTGAGAAGTTATTTACAGCTATTACAAAGCATCCTGAAGTTAAAGATTGCGTAGTAATGTTATTATATGCAAGACGCGGTTCATTAGATATCAATCCTGTTCGTGCAACTAGAGAGGAATTAATTCCACGTGCATTAATCGATACAGGTTACTATACAAGAAAAGCAATGGGACAGTAATGAAAGTATTAAACGGCTGGGGGGTATTAATATCTCAGACAGGTTCTGAAGTAGTAGCTATTAGTGAAAAGCTTAGGATTCTCCCTAGTTTAGTAGTAACTAATAACATTACAAAGATATCACCGAGAAACATGGAGATCTTTGGGGAAAATAACGTAGAGATACATACTATACCTCGTAGACCTTCTATAGTAGACTACTTACGTACAAGAATTAACTTAAAAGAACTAATTACCTTACATGGATATTTAAGAATACTTCCAGCAGAGCTTTTTCCGTACTTAGAAGGAGCTGCCTATAATGGACATCCGGCTTTAATTACTATGTACCCGGAATTAAAAGGATTTAACAAGCAAGAAGACGTTGCCGGAAATCAAGAAAAGTATCCTTACTGCGGATCAGTAGTGCATAAGGTGATTCCGGAATTAGATGCTGGCGAGGTTGTATCCGCTTATCAAGTTGTAAATAGAGCAAATACTATAGACGAAGCTTATGCTATACTTCGAGAGACTTCCTTAAATTCCTGGGTACATTTCTTTACTAATATTTGGAAGTTCGATAAAAAGTAGCTATTTTTACTAAAAGATACTTATGAAGATATTAATAGGATCGCACGGAACTGGTAAAACTACCTTATTAAAAGAGGTATCTACCAGTTTTCCTGATTATTATGTTACCGACGGGTTTTCTCGTCCTGTAATTAAAATTGGTAAAATGTTAGAGTTATCTAACGACGAGAAGCAGTATGCAATTAACGAGCTATCTGCTTGGGCTTATCAAAACTACTTAACTCATAAAAATGTAATTAGTACTCGTAGTTTAGTAGATTGTATTATCTATTCACGAATCTTAACTCCTAATGTTAATATTGACGAGATTAGAGAGTTATTTGAAAAGACTAAAGATCAAGTAGAATACTTCTTTTATATTCCTATCGAGTTTGACTTTGTAGATGATCCAGATAGATTAAGTGCTGAGTTACAGATTAAGATTGACGGAATTATACAAAAGTTTATAGCAGAGTATATCCCTGCAGAAAAAGTCGTAACTTTAACAGGTACGGTAGAAGAGCGTTTAGAGCAGATTTCAAAATACTTATAATATAGAATATGACAAGAGATAAAAATATAAACATTGACGATTTAGAATTAGCTAAAGCAGGCTGTGCTAATGGTATTAGCTTACAATTAGAGGAAGCAATCAAAAACGGTAAGCCTGGTTTAAGCCAGACTGATAAGTACGAAATTACCGTAGAAGCAGCTAGACACTACGGAGCCTTTTTAACTGCATTAGGTGTAGATTGGGAAAATGATCCTAATAGTTCTAATACTCCAATGAGAGTAGCTAAAGCATACGTAAACGATTTATGGAAAGGTAGATATGAACATTTAAGTTCTGTTACTTCGTTTCCTTCTGACGGTTATGACGGAGTAGTATTTGAAGGAGGTATTCCTATCACGAGTATGTGCTCTCATCATCATCAGACTATTAACGGTTTATGCCATATTGCTTATATTCCTACTTTAGAAGGTAGAGTAGTAGGTTTAAGTAAATTAAATCGTATAGTAGAGCATTTTAGTAGAAGAGGTGCAATTCAAGAGCAATTAACTGTAGCTATTCATAATGCAGTAAATCAAATCTGTACTGATAATATCGGTGTAGCAGTAATGATTGAAGCAACTCACAACTGTGTAAGCTGTAGAGGAGTTAAGCATCAAGGTGCTAGTATGAAAACCTCTAAGTTAAGCGGCTCTTTTTTAAACGAAGATTCAGCTAGATCAGAATTTTATGAATTTACTAAAGGATACCCACGTAAATAATGAAATCACAAGGATTAGGAGATACAGTTGCTAAAGTGCTAAAGTTTTTCTATATTGATAGACTAGCAGATAAGATTGCCCATATGCTTGGGTATGAAGATTGTGGATGTACTAGAAGAAAAAATATTCTAAATAGAATGTTTCCATATACAAAAAAGAAAAAATAGTTATGTTAAACGCAGATCAAATAACAGAAAAAGGATTGCTTAAATTAGAGCAGTCGAAAGGTAAGAAAGCTCAAGTAGGTTACGATTTATCTTTACAGACAGTAAAGCAAATTAGAGCTAATCCTCAAGACAAAATTGGGATAGTATTAAAGAATAAAACTACCCTAGCAGGTTACTCTGATGTAGAGAAAGTAAAGCTAGACGGGGAGCAGGGATGGATACTGTATCCCGGTACTTATGAAATTACTTTCTGGGAAGGATGTAAATTACCTGCAGACTATGTAGGTTTAATTAGACAGAGATCTTCTTTATTAAGAAACGGTACTATTATACATTCATCAGTATTCGATCCAGGATTCGAAACAGAATTTATGGGATGTGTAATGAGAGTAAATGAAACTATATTTATCGAAGAAGATGCGAGAGTAGCTCAAATATACTTCCATAAATGCGAAGAAGTAGATCAAGAAAATTTATATAATGGCCAATTCCAAGGCGATAAACAAAGGTAATATGCAACCAAAAGAATCAAAAACAACTAAACACTTTAGAATAAGTATATTAAAATCAGGTATTAGAATGTTTGGCTGTGCAGCATTAATGTACGGCAGTTTCTTTATAGGAGGCTGTTTATTCTTTATTGCAGAATGCTTTGGAGTAATAGAAGAATTATAATATGAAAATAGATAAATTTAACAGGTTACGTCTTAAGTTAGAAGTATTTAAGCTTGAACAGAATTATATAACCCTTGATAGGATCTTGTACTACTTTTCTTTTCTCGGTAATATCTTTTTGATTTATTTTGGATATTTCTTTGTTAAGTCTGTCACAAACTCCATACCTACTTTATTTCCTTTTCAAGAAATATTTTTTACAGTTTTTATAGCTTTATTTCTAACAGGATATGAGTTAACAAAGAGATTTACATTAGAGCAATTCTTTACAGGCATATTACAGGTAAAAAAACTTACAGGTCAAATCTTTATAGGAGGTATGATATGTTCTTTCTTAATAGCAGGAAGTTTTTACCTATCCATTAAAGGCGCACATAGACTTGTAGATAATTCAGAAATGATAACTGCAGCAGTAGATTCAACATCTAATCAAAAAGCAGATTCAATAGCAAAATACTATGATAAAGAAATTGCCTATTACCGTAGCCAACCTGGAAGCAGAAAGGCTGACAGGATTTATAGAGATTCAGTTGTTAACTCTTTGCAGCAAGCAAAAGATGCTAAGGTACAACAGCTTGAAACGAAAACACAAGCCAAAGCGAACACCGCTGTGGATAAGAATTTGGAAAACTCAACTGCATTCCTCTTTATAACAATTTTTCTTGAATTAATTGTTCTAATTGGTGTAGGTTTTGATGCTTTTTATACTTTAGGCAGTTACGAAGAGACTAAAAAACTTTTACAGACTCCTAAGTTTAAGCAGTTAGATCTTAACTTAAAATTACTTAAATTATACTATCAGAACGGTAAAAAGGTAATAGGTGATCAAACCCTGTCCTTTAATAAATTTCAATCTTTAGTACAGACACAAAAGATAGATTGTTCTCAAAAAGACTTAAGATCTTTTATTGTACTTTGTCAAGAGTTAGATGTTATTAAAGAGTTTAGAGGTAGAAAGAAAGAATTTATGCTTACTTATCAACAAGCAAAAGACCTTTTAGAAAACCAGGAAGTAATATAAGTTATGCAAGAAAAAAGTTATGTAACGGTCAATAGTAAAGAGACTCTAAAAGATTTAATTAAACATATTAACGATAGTGAACTCGTTGCGTATGATACGGAAACCAATAGTCTGAATCCCCGTAAGGGTTTGATTATTGGATTTTCTGTATCTGGTGAGATTGGTAAAGGTTATTACATGCCAATTCGTGAATGGAAGAACGAACAATTAGTAGAGCTAAGCATAGATGGTACAAATGCAGATAAATTAGCAAAGTATGCTATAAGTCAGTTACTAAAGAAAAAATTAGTAATGCATAATGCCTCTTTTGACGTTCGATTTACAAAGAATTTTTACGGTATAGATTTACTTCCAGCACTACACGCTGATACTGCCTTACTTGTACACACAGTTAAAGAGGAAGGTGCGTTTGGGTTTGGTAATCCTTTTGGATTAAAATCTATTGCTAAAATGGTACAGAAGGAAATTGGTCTAGACGTAGAATCAGAAGCTAATGAAGAGCAGTTAGAATTAAAAGCTAGCATTAAAGCAAATGGCGGGGCCGTATCGAAAGATAACTTTGAGATTTATAAAGCAGATATGGCTATACTCGCTAAATATGCTGCAGCCGATACGGATTTAACTTTACGTATTTTCTACCACTTCCTACAGGTACTTAAAGACGAAGGATTAGAGCATTTTTTCTTTGAAGAGGAGGTAATGCCTGTTTATAGAGAGGTTACTATACCAATGGAAGAGCACGGTATTAGACTTAACGTAGCTCTTATTCAAGAGACTCAAGATAATATTACAAAAGACTTAGAAGAGCAATCTACTTTAGTTGTTAAAGAGTTGTTAGCTCTACCGCAAGTAAGAAGCTGGATATTAGAGCAGGCTAGAACTGCCTACCCTCCTAAGCATAAAGGTACGTTTGCACAAAGACTATTAGAACAAAGCGGCATTGAATTACCTAGATCAGAAAGAACAGGTAAGTTTGCTATTAATAAAACAGCTGTTACATCTCTTGCAGAAGGACCTATTAAGGACTTTTTAATGACTGGCGATGAAAGTTATCTAACTAAAGAGCAAGTAGCTAAGGTTAGTATGACTTTGTGGAAGGAAGATAACGACGGACAGTTTTTTAATATTCAATCTAAAGATCAATTAGGTAAGATTGCTTTCGATGTATTAGGAGAGAAACCATTATCAAGTACTGATAAAGGTAAGCCTCAATTCGATGAAGATATGATTCAGTCTATTAGCGATAAGTATTCGTGGGCTAAGCACTTACGCTTATATAATAAGCTTACTAAGATCAAGACAGCTTATGTTGATCGTTTCTTAGATGCAGCAGAAGATGAAAAGTTCTATCCGTATTTTAAACAAAATGGTACCGTATCAGGTAGATACGGTTCTGACTTACAGCAATTACCTAAACCGTTAGAAGAAGGTCAGGAAGAGGCTTTACTTACAGGATATACTAATGTAGTAAGAGCTTTCTTTATTTGCGATGAAGGTACAAAGTTACTTGATACTGACTATGCATCCCTAGAACCTAGAGTATTTGCTACAGTAGCAGGCGATCAAGGACTAAAAGAGATTTTTAATAACGATTTAGATTTTTACTCTCACATTGCTATTAAGACAGAAAAGCTTGAAGGTGTTAGTGCACATACTCAAGCACCTAACTTCTTAAAGAAAGTAGATCCAGTTAAAAGACAAACTGCTAAAGGCTATGCCTTAGGTGTACCTTATGGTATGTCAGGATATGCATTAGCTATGTCTCTAAAAATAGACAAAAAAGAAGGAGAGAGACTTGTAGAAGGTTACTTAAATGGATTCCCGCAATTAAGAGAGTGGAGAGAGAATTCTAGAAAGTTTGTAAAAGAGCATGGATATATTAAAAATAAGGTAGGACGTATTAGACATCTACCTAAAGCAAAGGAAATCTATGAAGCTTTCGGAGATAAAATTCTCGATGACTGGAAATTTAGAAAAGGTATAGAAGCAAGCTACGGAGTAGAAGCAGTTACTACATTATATAGAGATTATAAAAATGCTCTTAATAACGTTTTAAACTATCAAATTCAGAGTTATGCAGCAAGCATAGTAAACCGTGCAGCTTTACAAATAAATCGTAAATTCCGTAAGGAAAATATAGTAGGACAAGTAATTGCACAGATACATGACCAATTGATTTGCCAAGTAAAAATTGAAGACGTTAAGAGAGCTTGTGAGATTGTCCAAGACTGTATGGAAAATACAACTAAGCTAGATGGCGTAGAATTAATTGCAATTCCTGAGGTTGCAAACAACTTCCGTGATGGCCATTGACCTTCTTTAGTATGTTTTCTGAGATGGACACTATTTATAAGTATGAACTATAGAAAACATTACAATAAAAAGTAGTATATTTATGAGAAATAAGGTACTTAGTAGGCCTTAAGTTATAAACAATTTTTAAACCGTTCACCGTAAGGGAACACAAAACTAAACAAAATGACATTTAGACCATTTGAGCTAGATCCATTCGACCTATTATGGCGAGATTTATTCGACACACAATCACACTTTGCTGCCATTACGCAGAAAGTAACCCACCC